CGGCTTTCAAGCTCTACCATAGCCCAGCTTTGTTGATAAGGTAATGAAAAAGTCGTTTGATTTTCGGATTCCTTACAGCTCCTCCGTATTCCTCCACATCCATATCACCCTGCCGACGCACAGATCGAGCCAGTCAAGGCCCGTCACCTTTGGCGGCACTTCCTCGGCGGATTCCCGAATGATGATGACCTGTTGTTTATTTGACATCGCGATACTTTTTTCCTTCAAGCCAAACGACCAGATCAGAATCTCTGTGTGAATCCAGCGTATAATATGTGTATTCGCCGGCAGCCTTTGACCACATGTATTCGCACCGGGTAAATCTTAATTGGTGAAACATGGCAGAGGCGCTTTCTTGCGTTTTTTTAATATTGCGGTTAGCTGCAAAGATCCATCCCGTAAATCTAATAGTTCTATAACCGTTTCCAATAGTTTTTACGGTCACATTATGTTCCCATAATTCTTTTCTAAGAGCTGGGCCGTATTTATCTCTTAGGATTGGAAATGCTTTTTTTTGAATTGATCTCACACTATCTTTGTATTTTTTGAGAAGAACTTTTTCGTTACTGTCTAAACTATATCTTTTCTCGTCTCCAGCGAGCTCGGCATAGACGTTAAAAAGAGCCAAACATATTATTATAGTATCTTTATTTGCTGTATATTTATTAACATTAAAGTTACTTAAGCCTTTCAGCTCTATTTGAATTCTCTCTATGTATTTTTCTTTTGTGAGGAATTCTTTTGTTGCGCCTGGTGTTCCAGTAGTGGACAGAATTAGAAAAGAAATCAATATAGAAACTATTGTTTTTTTCATCCGACACGCCTCCTAAAGATTCTCTACGTTCCGCCACATCCAAATCACCCGGCCGATACACAGATCCGGCCACTCAGATGTTGTTATTACTGGTGGATATTTTGGATTATCCGAAAACAAAATATATCCTTTTTCCCATCGCTGCACTCTTTTGACGGCAGCCAACAGTTCTCCATTTGCATCTGGGTCAAGGACGCAGAAAATCTTTCCCTTGATGTATTCCCGATCATTCGTGTCGATTACAACGATTGAATTCTTCGGGATAGACGGATCCATGGAATCGCCGCCGACCTTTGACGCCACCAGCTTATGCTTATCCCTGCCATGGAGTTCAGGACGATAAACAATGACCTCGCTGTCTGGCTTTTCGTATTCGCTGAAATAGAGGCCGTTCGATCCGGCGGCGAGGCGCCCGGATTCGTAAAGAGGGATGCCGCGGTAAGTCTCCTTGGCGCTTTCGAGGATTTCTCTGTCGTAGGTGTTGTTGACTACGATTTGGAAAGGGCGGGGTTGGGGTTCTGGTCTTGGCTCGCCTGTTAGAAGCTCTCTGCCATATTCGAGATAGCTTTTATAGTCATAACCAAATGCCTTAGCTATCCGTTTTTGCAGATCTTCATTCGCGCCCTTTCTTCCAGAATTGATATTGCTCACATAGGCTTCGGAAACTCCGAGCGTCAACGCCAAAACCTTTTTGGCGCCCCACTCCTTCAAGCACTCTTTCATGGCGGCCATAAAAAAAGCATTTAATTCCGAAGGTGTATGCATAATCACGGATATTAACCTATTGGCTAAGTGGCGTCACCTGAAAAAATATTCCTATATGGTTAAGATTATTGTTGACAAATCTTTTCCGATTGGTAAATATTGTCGTTATGATGAAACAAATCGAAATAGCCAACGCGGCAGGGGTTTCGGCTGCTTTTCTGTCGAATCTAATTGCGACGCGCAAACGACCGTCTTGGAAACGCGCAAAACAACTTGCCGAGATTACAGGAACAGACCCCGTCCTCTGGCTCGAAGGATCAGCGGATGATATCCGGGCCGCCCTCAGTAAAACATCAATCGGTGCAAACGCGAAAGGGTAAAGCGATGACCGAATTGCCTCCCCTTAAAACATGGCAGTTTTACGCAGCATGCAGGAAGGTTCTGGGCATGACGACGCTGACAAAAATGTTCGGCAAATCCCAGACCCAGCTTTACCGCTGGGGACGGGACCCGGACTGTTGTGAAGATGTCGAACGAAATCCACTGGACAGGACCAACGCCCTCCTGGAGCGCCTGTGCGAGCTCGGGCGCGACGATATCGCCCAGGCCGCGGTTTCCATTCTGGCAAAGACTATCGATTGCGAGCTCGTCTGCATCAGGCCTGCATATCCCGACAAAACATCGATCGAGGCTGAGTGCCTGGAAGATTACCCACCGTTGATCAGGCTTCACCAGGCCATCCTGTCAAACGAAGACCCCGAGACCGTCCGGCACCTTTGGCAATGCGCCAAACAAGAGTTGGATGAAACCTGGGAAATGTACCTGCGCAAAAAGTGTACCCGCGCCTGACGGTACCATGCCCGACGGCGAAATAATAACCCTAAATCGAGGCGGGGCTTTGGTGTGGCAACCTTTCCCCGCCGGGAAGGGAATTTCATGAAAAACATGCGGATAACGGAGGTGCAGGATGGCTGATTTCGATGCGGCCCTGAAAAAAGTGATTCAAAACGAAGGGGGCTACGTCCTCCACAATGTAAGCGGTGACCCCGGCGGGATGACATACGCGGGCATCAGTCGGCGGTATCATCCATCGTGGCCCGGATGGGCAATCATCGACAGGGATGGCACCGCGCCGCCGCCACGGACCATGGTGGCCGAGTTTTACCGGGAGAAATTCTGGCGCCGGATCTGCGGGGACCTGATCCCGTGCAATGCAGTGGCCGAGTCGATCTTTGACTATGCCGTCAACGTCGATGTCCCCCGGGCGGTCAAAAGCGCTCAAGCGGTTGTCGGGGCAAAAATCGAAGGAGTTTTCGGTCCCAGGACCCTGGCGGCCGTCAAGGAGGCTGACCCAGGGCGGTTCCTGGACGCTTACGCCGTCCGGAAAATGCAATTCTATGCGTCCATCTGCACCAAGCATCCGGCACGGCGCAAATTTTTGCTTGGGTGGATCAACAGGACCATCAGGATGACGGCTGCGGAGGTGATCAATGGATAAGAAAGATTCACTCACAAAGGCCCAGGCACGCCTTATTCAAGATGCGCTGCTTGAACATGACGGGCTTACGCTTTGCCCGGATATGGATTGGGACCGAGCGCTTGAACTGACAGAAGCCCTGAATCGGCTAAGGATCGTTCTTCGAGAGATTGAGGAGGAGGCAACATGAAAATCCCTTTTGCTGAAATACCGGAAGCACCAAACGTCGATGTAGTCTTTGAGTTTTTCGGAGAGAGTTGCGGCAGTGGAACCATAGCGCTGCGGTCAGAAGGAGGCGGCGCGTTCGTCGAGATCAAAAGCGAAGACGGTCTACGCCTCAATGCTGACGAAATCGTGACTTTGGGCGTGTGGGCCACTCAGGCTTGCATGGAGCTTGACGCTTACAATCGAGAGGGCGCGATAGAATGAGTAGCCAGGATTTTCCAATGGTCGTCAAACACGTCAAGACCGGGCGTGTTGCGGTGGCGACGAAATGCATGAAGATTGGAAGTACAGACTATTACTACGTCGCAAGAATCGATGGGGACAAAGGCACCAACAGCAGCTGGACCGTCGAAGGATGTGTCCTGTGCGACGATGTTGTCCCAGCAGACCTCGGATACAAGCCCCCGCCAGAATTCAAGCCCATCTATGTCCGAAACACTTACACCGGTCGTGTGGGCTTAGCCACCAGTAAGGCGCTCCAGAACGGTCGGCATGCCTACGGTATTCTCGGGCCGGACGGCCGCCGAAACACGAAATGGTATGTCGAGAACTGCATCAAGATCAGTAAGCAGGAATACGACGCAGCAGACAAGACCGTGAAGAGGCGAGCCTGGAACAAAAATATCAAATACAAGGCGAAAAAATCAGACTCGAGGAGAAGATGTAAGATCTGCAATAAGCCGATCACAAATAACAACTGGTGGTATTGCACCAAATGCAATGCCCTGCGACTTGCAGCAGCATCGCATCTTGAACTCGTACCGGCCAATAGCCAGGACCCAAGATAGGAGGCGGTATGGAGATCATCAAAGGAATCATCGGCTGCATCCTCATCCTGGTGGAGATTTATCTGTTCTGGGGTCTCGCTGCAGCGCTGGGATAACCGACTGACTAAAAAAAAATGAAAGGGTTGAGACAGATGAACAAAGTCATGCGGGATGACAAAAGCAATGACGACTTTTTGGAGGTGTGGGAATCGGACGGAGGAAGCACGGTTGTTGCTCTGGCCGTGCTGAGCGCGTTCTTCTTAGTGGGTTTATGCGCCGGTTGGGGGGTTTCTGCGTATGTATTTTGACGACTATCAGGCTGAGGCAATCAAGACGGATATTTTTGAGGATGATCGGGATTGTGTCCTCGGCTTCTGTTCCGAGGCCGGCGAGCTCGCAGAGAAGGTGTCCAAGGCCTATCGGGACGGAAGGGGACGGGATGAGCTGTGCTGCTCACAAGCGCTCGCTCACGAGATCGGCGACTGTCTTTGGTACTTGGCCGCAATCTGCGAGCGCTACGGGCTCAGCCTCGCCGGAGTTGCGGAAGGCAATATTGCGAAACTCAGAGACCGACACGCCAGGGGCGTGATTGGAGGATCGGGGGATAATCGATGACTGAAATCTTGGCCAAGCCGCTGAGGGGTCAAGCAGAAAGGAGATAGCATGTCGGAAAGACCGATGATGTTCGCAGGAATGACGAACCAGGAATATCAGAAGCGGGCGGCGCTCAGCGTATCCGCAATCAAGGAACTGGCCAAAAGCCCGATGCATCTGCGGCACAAGCTCGATCATCCCCAGAAGCCAACTCCCGCGATGCAGATCGGGACGGCATTCCATGCAGCTGCTCTTGAGCCGGAATCTTTTTCGAATGTCGCCGTTGTGGCGCCTGACTGTGACCGCAGAACAAAGGATGGAAAGGCGGTGTGGGCGGAGTTCGAACAGGAGGCCCAGGGGAAAATCCTGCTGAAGAAGCCCGAGTATGAGCAGATTGGGGAGATGGTCTTGGCTCTGATGACCCACAAGGAAGCGTCAAAACTCATCCAAATGCAGGGCCTGACGGAGGTCTCGTGCTTCTGGACCGACCATCGGGGATTCAAATGCAAGTGCCGGCCGGACCGCGTGACCGAAAGCGGCATCGTCCTGGACCTCAAGACCACCGACGACGCCTCCCCGGAAGGGTTTGCACGGGCCTGCGGGCAGTACCGCTATCACTGGCAGGCAGCTTGGTATCTCACGGGGCTGACGGTGGCCTCGGACTACAAGCACGACGATTTCCGGCTGATCGCGGTGGAGAAAAAGCCGCCCTACGGCGTCGGTGTTTACAGGGTACCGAGAATCTACACCGACATCGCCCATGAACAGATGGAGCCGTTCCTGGATACCTATCAGCGGTGCATTCTCGACAATTTCTGGCCCGGATACAGCGAGACAACTGAATCTCTTCAAATGCCCGTCTGGGCGCTTAAAACAGATGAATTCAAGGAGGTGGCGTGATGGAAAGCAATGCTTTGGTCAAAAAAGATGATGCTTCAGTGGTGGCTCTATCACAATCCGATAGCCTGTTTTTCAACATTCAGAAGTTCGAACACGCGCAGCGTATCGCCAAGATGCTGGCGACATCAACGATGATGCCCGAACACTTTCGGGACAACATAGGAAACTGCATGATCCTGCTCAATTATGCCGACCGGATCGGCGCCGATATTTTCATGCTCGCCCAGGGGATGCACGTAGTCCACGGGAAACCGGGACTTGAGGGCAAGCTCATCATCGGCTTGATCAACGGCTCAGGCCGCTTCGAGCCGCTCGAATTCGAGGAAATTGGGAACCTTTCCAAACCGGAAAATGACGATGATGGTTGCTCGGCATTCGCGAAGGAAATCCGATCTGGTAAGATTCTCAAGGGTCCACGAGTCGATTGGCGAACCGTCAAGTCCGAAGGGTGGTACGACAGGAAAGACCGACAGGGCAGGCTTTGTTCGAAGTGGCGGACCATGGCTCCGCTCATGTTCCGATACCGGGCGGCGTCATACTTCGGCCGCGTCTACTGCCCGGATGTTCTGTTGGGTATGCAGACGCGCGAGGAACTTGTCGATGTAGTCGAGATGGAACGCGCCGGCGGGCGATATGTCCAGGCGGATGAACCACCGAAGCAGATCGAGAAGCCGGTCTATGTCGTGCATCAGGCAGCAGAAATCCGGCCGGAGAACGAGAGGCAAGTTGAGATCCCAAAGCAGGAAAAGACGATCGGAACAGCCTCAAACGAAGTCGAAAAACAGGAACCGAATCATAGCTCGGCCGGAGGCGGTAACGATCCGGAAACGGCTGACGGCTGGCAGACAGGCGATATCGCCTATTACAAGCTGGGCCTGGGTATTGGGTGGAAGCAGCTGCGCATTATAGGCTACGAGGGTGATGATGCCGTTGTCGAGTTTGCCGAGGACTACGAACACAATGGCAAGCAAATGCGAGGGCAGATTTCGAAGAAACCTCTTGCCGATCTCCGAGATGCCGTTCCGCAGCCCCTGACCCGGGACGAGTTTATCAATCTCCGTTCCGGCTTCACGTCCGAATACCTGGAACAGATCCGAGAACGCATCGAGGAGACGAAAGATGCGAAGGTTATCGCGGACCTGATTTTAAAGGCGAAGAAGTTCTTCGGTGACGACTACAAGGTTCCGGGCTTACCACCGGCGCCGGACGAAACGCCCGTTGAAGATCCGGAGCAGGAACCGCAGGAAGCAGCAACCGCCGGTGAAGCGCGAATTGGCGACGATCCGGAACGAAAAGCTCTCAAGCGGATCAATGCCATGATCGATGAGCGCGGCATGGACAGGCCTGGCGTCAAGAAGGCCATGCGCGGCTTTGTCCTCCACGTCAAGGGGGAGCAACCCATCAAACCTTTCGATGTCGACAGTACAACAGACATCCAGCTTCAGCACATCCAGTATTTCAACGACATGCTCGATAGCATCCAGCCCCAACACAATATCATGATGGCGATCAAGGATCGTTCAAAGCAAGTCAAAGGTTTCGAGGATTACGTCAAGGCCAAGATGCTTGAGTTTCCGAATCCTGTACGGGCCGATCACTGGTACTTGATCCCTCCGGGGGCCGTCAACCGGATCAATCTCAATGCCGATGATTGGGCTGCAGAACTGTTGGATGCACAGCGCGGAGAGGGCGGAGAAGAGAAGTTCTAAGACAACTGGCGGCGGAGTGGCTAAAGCGCTCTAGACCGCCAGAAAACAAAAATGAACAGATTAATATAGCATCCGATATGACACTTGTAAAAATATCCAAAGAGAATATTCGCATGGCCAAAGAGACGCTCGACACTGATGTATCTCTCGCGGCAATAGGGCAAAAGTACGGCAAGAGCCGAGCGTGTGTATGGCAGAATCTCAAGCGCTTTTGTAAACACTTCATGCTCGAACACGAACGGCTTGATAATGGTGGTAACCTAAAAAATTTAAAGGGGTTACGGAAGGCTTGGCGATCATGGCAAATGGTCTGAAAACCGCAAAAAATCAGCAGAGCGAATCCGAGATCACCAAAGCGATCCGGGCCGTCTTGAAAACCTGCGGCTTCTATTCCTGGAAGCAATGGCAGGGACCGATGAGCCAGCCGAAGGGGGTCGCCGATATCCTCGGTATCCTGCCTGACGGCCGCATGTTTGCCATCGAAGTAAAACGCCCGGGATGGACGCCCCCGGGCCAAAACACCAAGGCGTTCAAGCACCATCAGAATCAACAGCGCTTCATCGACACGATCAACGCCAACGGCGGTGTCGCTTTCTTTGCGACGTCCATCGATGACGTCATTGCGGGCCTCGGTATTCAGGACCGCTTTTTATTTTAACAGCCATCAAACGGGGCAAGGCTACCCCAGCATAGGAAACACTGTGAAAGACGAAAGCTGGATCAAATTGTACCGTAAGCTCCTCGATAAACCCATCTGGAAAAAGTCGTCTCCTGAGCATAAGACGATTTTGATCACCCTACTTTTGATGGCAAACCATGAAAAGTCGGAATGGGAATGGATGGGCAAGGAGTTTGAAGTTCTTCCAGGTCAATTTGTAACATCCCTGGAGTCGATCAGGGAACGTGCTGGAAATGGAATCAGTTTGCAAAATGTTCGCTCGGCGCTGCTTAAATTTCAAAAACTCGGATTTTTAACATACGAATCAACAAAGAGCGGGCGAAAGATAACCATTATTAAATGGAGTAGTTACCAATCAAAAGACATAGAAGCCAACAAACACACCAACAAAGAGGTAACAAAGGGGCAACAAAGAGGCAACAAAGAGGTAACAACTAACAAGAACGATAAGAACGATAAGAATTGTATTCTTTTTGCGCAGAGTCGAGACGAGCTCGACTCCACGCAGGACGTGTTCCTGGCGATACCGCTCAAGCCCTCTGACGGCTATGCCGGTATCACCCATGATTTCCTTGCCGAATGGCAGGAGCTTTTCCCGGCCGTGGACGTCAAGCAGGAGCTGCGCCATATCCTGGCTTGGAATAACGCCAATCCCAAACGCCGGAAAAGCCGGGGGGGAATCCTCAAGCACATCACCCACTGGCTGACGGATCGACAGGACAAAAGCCGGAGGAACATCAGCGGCGGATCCCAGACCCCGCGCAACAAAAGCCAGATCCTGTCCGACGGCTCCATGTCCATTGCAGCCTACAACACGCTTAAAGCTGGGGAGGAGTGGATCAATGAGGGGTGAAGACAGGCCTGAATTTCGGGATATCCTGGCGGGGATGTCTGAAATTTTCGGCAAAGAGATATCGCGGATCGGCATGCGCTTCTACTTCGAGGCCCTGAGTGAATTCCCGATTGAGGACGTTCGAAGAGCTGCCGGGGAGGCCATCCGGACGCTGAAATTTTTCCCGAGGCCGGTCGAACTGATCGAGCTGATCCGTGGAAGCGACAGGCAGTATGCTGCCGAGGCATGGCGTCTTGTCTGCGAACATGTCCGCTCCGGCAGATGGCGTAGGGACACCACCGGCAACCAGGAGCTTGAACAGGCTGTCAGGCTCATGGGGGGATGGTCGAGACTCGGCGGTATGCTGGAGAGTGAGATCCCGTTTCGGGAAAAGGAGTTCATCGAAAAATTCGAGATCGTTCGGTCCAGTCCGCCGGCTTTGAAACAGGGCGATGTTCTGGGGCAACTCGGATTCAAGCCAAAGCTGATTGACGGACCGGGACCGAGGAAGGTGGCGAAATGAAAATTACCAGACATTTTCGGGACAACTGGAAAGCCCGCGTTGGCGGTCGGGTACCATCCCCGGCCGAGATCACCACGATGCTCATGGAGGCGGTTCTGGTCCAGAGGCCGAGGAGTCTCTATCAGCGCAACAAGCGCAATTTCGAGCGGTTCAACCTGCTCGCCTCGTACTGGCACCCAGGCCGCGGAGTGGTGCTCAAGATCGACGAGAGCAACGGGGAGCGAGTTGCGGTATCGGTGTTGTCGAGGGCGAACATGAGGCGCGTTGGATTCGGAGTGCCGGCGCACGCTGAGGGGGAATGAGGGAAGAGTATGGGTCAAGATAAAAACCCGGCAAATGGCGAAGTCGAGGTCTTGCAGGGGCTTTCTGAGATATGCGCGGTTGCGAGAACAAACAGGCGACGGGTTCAATCCTGGATCAGGGACAACGGGTTCCCGGCATGGAAGGCCCCCGGTGAAACCTGCTGGAGGGCATTTCGTCATGACATCCTGGATTGGTTCAAAAATTTTCGGGGCTAAAATCGCATGTCAACAGTTATTTCCAGGCATCCATAGGCATTTGACAGTCATCCATAGGCATTTCACAGGCATTTCTGAAAAACGGCAAAAAACCCATGGTACATCACGATCAAGATACCACTGGTTTTTTTTTATCCCTCCCGGGAAACCCAGCCCGAAGAACAGAAGGAGGTCACATGAACGTCGAGATGACGGGGAGGTTGGCGGTAAATGGTTGATATCACGCCATCTGAGATAGCGTTTGCGACAGCCATTCTGAGCGCAGGGATAGCCTGGGGAGTGGCCAGAGCCGAGGGGCGGCGGAACGCTATCGAGATTGAGTCCATCAAGCGCCTGATCACGGGATCCAACGGACAGTCGGTTTTTGTCCTTCGGGCAGAGTGTGAAAACAGTTACGCGGAGGTATGCAGGCGCTCAGATCGCGCCAGCGCGGAAACCAGGCGGATGTTTGAGGCCTTGGGCCTCAGACTGAGCAGCATGGACGAGAAGAGGGACAAGGCCCGGGAGCAGGATCGGATAGCATTTGAAATGATCCGGACGGATATCAGCCTGATCAAGCAGCGCATCAGTCTGGTGAATGATCAGGATGGCGACTGACAGGGAGTGAGGATGAAGGCTTTTTGGGTTCAGATCGGGATAGAGCTGGGAATTCAGTTTTTGCGGCAGGTGGTTGACTCCGGAGCAGTCGGGGAGATGCTCGATAGGACGGAGGCGAAGATCAGGGAGACCGAAAACAAGGTGGACGATGTTCTGGTGCTCCCATTCCTGAAGGCGTCCCGGATCGTCCTCTCCGAGCGTAAGGGGGAGATCGCGGTGGGCATCGTGAATGCTGTGAAGAGAACGGGGAATTAGCGAGCGGAGGGGGAGGAAACCAAGGATGACCGCCAAAGAGCGACATAGGCTGAAATTGCTTGAATACCTTGGAAATCCGGAAAACGAATTTCTTTCACGGGATCGTTTGTCTGTAGACGTGCTTGGGTTTGTCCACAGGAACACGATCTATAAGTCCTTTTCTCCGGCAGAACTTACGGAAATCGAGAAGGAGGCTCTCGAACTCCGCCGCAGCAAATACGCCGCATGGTTTGCGCGGGTAGACATGGCCCAAATCCGTAAAGCGATCGACGGCGACGCGGCCGCGGCCAAACTGGTCTATCAGCGCCTTGAGGGGTGGGTCCCCAAGCAGGCGCAGGAAAATACGGGCGCCAACGGAGGCCCGATCGAGCACAAAATCACCGTGCATCCGGCGGCCCAGGCAATCCTGGACAAGATCAAAGCTGATGTCGGTAAGGACAGGGAAGAATCCGGCGAATGACCCGCATCGAGCGCATCGAACATTACGCCCGGGTCTTGGCCATCGCCGAGAAAAACGGCTGTGTTCACGAGGTCATGCGGGAGCTTGGCCGGTCGGATCTTTTCTTCCTCTTCACCCGGATCCTCAACCGGCCCGACGGGGACCGGGATTGGCTCTTTGACCGGTGCAACATGGTGCAGGCGGCCCCGGACGGTTACCTGGATCTTTGGAGCCGGGAACACTTCAAGAGCTCAATCATCACCTTTGCCCTGACCATCCAGGATATCCTCAACAACCCGGAACTGACGATTGGGATTTTTTCCCACACCAGGCCCATTGCCAAGGGCTTCCTCCGCCAGATCAAGCGGGAGTTCGAGGACAACGAGCTGCTCAAGAGCCTCTACCCGGAGGTCCTGTATGCCGACCCCCGAAAGGAATCTCCCAAGTGGTCCGAGGACGACGGGCTCATCGTGCGGCGGACCACAAACCCCAAGGAGGCCACCATCGAGGCCTGGGGTCTGGTCGATGGCCAGCCCACTTCAAAACATTTCGCCCTCATGATCTACGACGACGTCGTCACCCGGGAGTCCGTGACGACCCCGGAGATGATCGCCAAGACGACCGATGCCTGGGCCTTGTCGCTCAACCTCTCCTCGGAACAAGGGGGGCGGATCCGCTACATCGGGACCCGGTATCACGCGAGCGACACCTGGGCGGAGATCCTGCGCCGCGGGGGAGCCGTTGAAAGGCGATATCCCGCCACCGACACCGGCAAGCAGGACGGGAACCCCGTTCTGCTGACGCCCGAGCGACTCGCCAAGAAACGGGCGGAAATGGGTCCCTACATATTCGCTTGCCATGGCGCAGGAACCCTTATCACAATGGCTGATTGGTCCCAGAGACCGATAGAGAACATTTCGGTTGGTGATGAGGTGGTCGGGTGGGCGCACATTGACGGTGGACAAGCGATACTCACACCGACACGGGTAGTTGCTATCAATTCCAGAAGGGCTCTTGCAGTAAAAAGCACTCTTGAAAATGGCAACGTTCTGATTCACACGCCAGACCATAAATGGTGGACCGGGCGGTCCCAGAAGGATGGATCAAGAAAGGCATACTCACCTCTTGGCTTTGGATATGGATTTCAAAAGGGTGTTTGCCAGGTTATTGACATCAACTCTGTTTACACAGGGATCATGCCAGAGCACGAACGAGCGGCCGGATACCTTGCGGCTATTGTAGACGGTGAAGGTGGAGTCAGGCACAGGACACTCCAAATCACCCAAGATCCGGTTCTGCACCCAAAGGTTTGTGACCAGATAGCATGGTGCCTTGATACGCTTGGTTTTGATTATGGGATTTGCAACTCAAAGCGTGGAGGAAGGTCCCAGCGCATCTACACAATTCATGGAGGAAGGGATGCCAGGATTCGCTTGATCAACCTCCTTGGAGATCATTTTGGTAAACGCAGGCAAGTGATCTCGCAGTGTTATGGTTCTCGCAAGTTTGGAAAAGGATGCAGAGTCGGTCTCGTTGAGCAAGTTCCGTTTGGTGCGATCAAGGTCTACAATATCCAGACGGAAACCGGAAATTATATAGCCGGGGGATACGCATCAAAAAACTGCCAAATGTTGCTAAATCCGCTGGCTGACGCGGTCATGGGCTTCAAGCGGGAGTGGCTCAGGTTCTGGCGGCCGGTCGACTGGACGGGGCTCAACCGCTACATCGTCGCGGACCCGGCATCGGCCAAGAAGAAAGACAGCGACTACACTGTTATCGCGGTCATCGGCCTGGGCCGCGATCAGAACTACTACCTCATCGACTTCCTGCGGGACCGTCTCAACCTGACGGAGCGGGCCAATGCGCTCTTTTACCTACACCAGAGATATCGGCCCCTCGATGTGGGGTACGAGCGGTACGGGATGCAGTCGGACATCGAGCATTTCAACTATCGGATGGACCAGGAGAACTATCACTTCAACATCACGGAGCTTGGCGGATCGATGCCCAAGAACGACCGGATCCGGAGGCTCGTACCCGCGTTCGAGGGTGGGCGGTTCTTCATCCCCGAGTTGCTCAACTACAGGGACTACGAGAGGGTTGACCGGAACCTGACGCAGGTTTTCATCGACGAGGAGTTCCTGACCTTTCCCGTGGGCGCGCACGACGACATGCTCGACTGTTTCTCCAGAATCCTCGATCCGGACCTTGCAACAACATGGCCCTCGATCGAGGCGGAGCCCGTCGCTTTCACTCAGTCCCAGCAGGACTGGAATTTCGTCATTGGCAACCCCGGGTATTCCGGGGCCGCCATCAACATCGAATAGGAGCAATCGAATGGCTGAATTCATTCCGACAATGGGCGGGAGTTCCCCCGCAATCCACAAGGGGGCCAATGGGTGGCCGATGGACATTGAGGGGGATGTTACCGGAAATATAACAGGAAATGTTGTTGGAAACCTGACCGGCAACATGACCGGGAACGTCACGGGCGATGTGGTCGGGGATATCACGGGCGATGTGACCGGGATCATCCAGCTCACAAGCTATACCGTCGCGACTCTCCCGGACGCGGCGCTTGGTATCGGCAAGCTGATCGCGGTGATTGACGGCGATGCCGGAAACCCGTGCCTGGCCTACAGCAACGGGACCGACTGGTTCAGAATTGTCTTCGGCGTAGCGGTGGCGGCCGAATGATCGAGCTCGCCTATTTTGCAGCTGGATGGGCCTCGGCCGTCTCCTCGGTGGCCCTGGGGGGATATCTCGTCTTCCGAACCAAGCGGGAAACCCACGAGTCGCTTTTCAGCCCGGGCAAGCCCGTTGAGGAGACCGCGATCAATATCGTCGATCCGATGGATATGCCACAGGATGCCGTGACGGCACCGCAAGAGGTCCAGGCCCGCAACAACGATTTCGTTCACGCCTTTGCCGAGCGTCTTGCCAAAGTACCGGGGGTGCGGCCGGGCATACCGGAGGAAAAATAATGGCCGGATATGACGTAATCTGCCCGCAGTGCCGGGAAAGCTATCACGAAACCACCGACACCTACACGCCGGACACCCTTGCCGAACCGCACATGGTCCGGCTGAAGAAGCGATACCAGGAGCAGGGATGGTCCACCTTCAGTCCTCACGCATACGGCTACGGGTGCATGGAGTGCCCGGATTGCGGCGCGGCCTACGCCCCGAGCGGACACCTTACCGTTGTTGCCAGGCTGGACGAGAAGGAGAACCAGGAGCACCAGAGCCCCCCGGCCGAGGAGGAAGCTCTCCCGGCGAAAAAGGCGGATGCAGATCCCACCGGCAAGCCCCTCGTCGTGAAGAAGCCAGGATCGAGGCGGAGAAGAGGATAATCCCACCTATGGGCGTGATCGAATTTGACCAGAACACGGATTGATGGAGGGGCGATGAGCGACAACACTTGGTCACTGACCAATCCTCCTCCAAAGGGACATGCGGATGTCGGTCCGTGGGCGTGGGAGCTTTTCCAGACGGCGAAACTTGAGCGGAAGCGCCTCTTCCTGGAAGAGCGGTGGAAGGCCAACTACCGTCTTTACCGCGGCGACCACGGACAGGCTGCCAGGGGCCGGGCGTTCACCCCGATCAACCTGTACTTCGCCAACGTCGAGCGCACCAAGGCCAACATCACGGCCCGGAAGCCGGTTGCCCAGGTTCGGGATGTCGACGGCACGGGGGATGAGGCGGAACAGGTCCTGTCGGCCAAGGTAGCGGCATGGTGGTCCGACACCAAGCAGCAGTCCAAGTTGAAAGCGTCCTGCCTGTCAAACGAGATCAACGGGGTTACCATCGAAAAGGCGGTTTGGGAGTCCGGCGCCGGCCGGCCGAATACCGTCGTCGTGGATCCGTTCGCGTGGTTTCCGGCGCCGGGATACTGGGAGGACATCAGCACGGATCTCCCGTACCAGTGCCATGCCGTTCCCGAGGTGGTCGAGTTCGTTGAGCGGCAATACGAGGTGGAGCCCGGGTCGGTGCAGGCGGACGACGTCTACACCATCATGGGAGAGGACCGGGAGCAATTTAGACCGGCAATCGCCCTTTCCCGGACGATCCCCGGGGGTGTTTCCAGAGTGGACGGCGGGGCCGTCCTCACGTCGGGTTCGACAACGGACGCTGGCGGTGGAAGGTGGCGGGAGCGCCGCGCGCTTGTCGTCGAGGTCTGGGTCAAGGATTTCACGGAGGAGGATGCCCCCGGCCGAGAAACCATCATCGTCGACGGGGATGCGGGCGGTCCGGAGCCTCCGCAAAGGAAGCGGGTCTATCCGGACGGGATCCGCGTCATCACCGTGACGAACAACGGCGGCCTCGTCCTGGACGACAAACCAAATCCGAATCTCAACCATGAGCTGCTCGATACCGGGTGCATGGCCTGGGGAAGGTTCCCGTTCTACAAGGCCAATTCCTACGAGGACCCGATCAGTATTTGGGGCTTCTCAGCCGCGGAACAGACGGCGGACCTCAACGAGCGGATCAACGAGCTTTTCAGCAAGATCATCGCCTATGTTTTGCGGTCCATGTCTCCCCCGCTTGTTATTCCCAGGGATACAGGAATCACGCCGGCGATGGTCAACAACAAGCCCGGGCTGATCCTCAGACCGCACAACGTCAACGTGGCGTCCGGGATCCGGTTTGTGCCGGTGCCGTCGCTTTCTCCGGATATCTTCAGGGTCCTCGATCTCCTGATCGAGTTCCACGACCGGATTTACCAGATCGAGGACGCAGATCGAGGCGAGCGGCCAACCGGCGTTATAGCGGCATCTGCCATTGTCGCTTTGCAGGAGCGCAACGCCGCGCTGATCCAGTACAAGATCAACGCCATGGATCACTTGATTGAGATGCGCGGCAGGTGGGCAATCAGCTTCTGGCAAAACTTCGGCCTCGATGTTGAGCCGATCCAGATCAAGGGGGACGAGCCCGCGATGTTCAGGGGGATCGACTATGCCGGGCGGAACTTCAGCTACGTGGTTGAATCCGGGTCAACCGTGCCCAAAACGACCATGCAGACGGAAGAGCAGGCCAAGGAGTTCTACAAGGCGGGCGTCATCGATCGGCAGGCCCTCCTTGAGACCGTCAACTTCCCCGGGTGGAAGGAGATCGTCGAGCGCGTCGGGGAAGGCCAGCTCGGCCAGGCGCTTCAGGTCCTCGTTCAGGCGGGCTTACCCGCGGAGGTTGCGGCGGAGCTTCAGACTTTTCTCATGCAGCCCCAGGGAGGACCGGGGAACCGACCGCAGGCGCCGCAGGCAACAGGCCCAGGGGTACAGAAAATCCAGCCCGGTGTGCCAAGAGCACACCAGGGATCCATCCGATAGGGGGAGATTGAAATGCCGCTTTATTCCTACGAGTGCAAGGCCTGCGGGTGCGAATTCGATACGATGTGCACCATTTCCCTTTGCGACAACTTCAAACCGCCCTGCCCTGATTGCGAGAGCCGGGATGTGAAAAAGATCATCACCCCCGGACATGGCGGGGTTCACGGGGACGAGCCCTCGTGGATCAACCAGGACCTCCGGGATGTCCTCCAGGCGGACGGAGAGCGCCCGGTGACGAGCCGAACCGAGCTCAAACGCTACATGGACGAGAATGGGATCGTCCACAAGGATGGCGGCGGCAACAACCTGATGATGTTGTAGCAGTGCCCCCACGAGCGAGGCGTTGATTTAAACGAAGCCAACCACAAATCCAAAACCGATTGACGCGGACAACCGCCAGACGGCGGCCCGCAGGAGGCAAACCAATGGCACCGATCATTGAAGATAAGATCATCCCGGCCGGCAACATCCCCCATGAACTGGAAAAGGATGCGAAGACCGACAACAATCAGCAGGAAACGCAGAGGATCAAGGTGGGCGAGAAGGACATGGACCCCAATGACCTCGCCAAGAGCTACCTGGAACTTGAGAAGAAGCTCGGGTCCCAGGGGAGTGAACTCGGGAAATACCGAAGCCAGAACGATCTGCTCATGCAACAGCTTGCGGACATGCAGCAGCGGCTTGGATCTGCGAACACCCCTGCGAAACAGAGCCAGGATCCCGACTTCGACGCCATGAAGGCTGAGATTGCCAAAGCCATCGACTCCGGGGAAATCTCCCTGGAGGAGGGCAACGCGAAGATGTGGGATCTCATGGACCAAAAAGCCACCATGAAGGCCCAGAAGGCTGCGGAGAAAGCGGTCATGGAGGCCCGGTCGGCCTTCGACAAGGCACAGCAGGAAAAAGAAGCGGAGCAGATCAAGGCCCGCTTCCTCGAAAAGAACAAAGACTTTCTTGCTTTCCGGGATTCCGAGGACGCGGCCAGGATCAAGGCCGACAATCCCCTCCACGACGACGTGAGCGCCTATTATGAGAACAAGGCGAACATCGCCATACAGAAGTATGAGGAGCTTGCGAGCAAGATCGAATCCGGCGCCAAGCCGAAAGGTCCCGTCGTGGACAAGCCCGGAAGCGCAATCCGAACCCAGAATCTCAACAAGCCGCGGTCCTTCGAGGAACGACGACAGGCCGCTCTCGCGGCGGCAAACGCCGTCGGCTCCTGACGGGATCCGGCACATAAGGGAGCAGCAAAATGCCTCTTCCTTTAACCGAACTCAATGCGGCAACTCACGAGTATTGGCAGGATAATACTCTCAATGACATCTTCTTCACGGAAAACGTCCTGCTTTGGTACCTGATGAGCCGGGCCAACGGCAACATCCCGGCCCCCGGGGACACCGTGGCGGGTGTTGTGGAGGCCGGGGAGATCGTGGACGGCGGCACCAAAATCCGCGTCTTCCTGGAGTACGGCGCCGCCAACAGTGGCCGGTACGGCTCCACCGTGACCATCTCCACCACGAAACAGGCGATCATCAACGCGGCCCGGTACGACTGGGGCGGCTACTACGCCAGCAACACCCTGGACTTCAACGACCAGGTTCAGAACAGCGGCAAGTCCGCGCTGATCGACATGAGCCTCGCGAAGCTCCGCAATATCGAGAAGACCATCCGCGACACCATGGGTGCCGGAATCTACGGCGCCCTGGCGGGAACCATCGGCCAGGATGCGGGCTTCTCCGGGCTTGCCGACCTGTTCGGAGCCGTCACCAGCACGCCCTACGGGGATATCGCCGAAGCCGACATGGCCAAATGGAAGGCCAACGTCATCGATACCGCGGAGGCCATCTCCTACAAAGCCCTCCAGACGATCTGGCGGACCCCCGCGATCGGGCAGAGCCGAGCGGCCAAGCCAAACATCGGCATTACCACGGAGGTTCTGAAGGACGGCTTCGAGCGGACCCTTCAGACTCAGCAGCGGTTCGCCGTGGAGAAGCTCGTCCGGGCCGGCTTCGACAACGTTCTGTTCAAGACGGCGCCGATCGTTGCCGACGACAACCAGGCCGACGGCGTCCTCGACGCGCTCAACACCCGGTTCCTGAAGGTCAAGACGCACAAGGATTACCAATTCACGACCCCGAAATGGACGGTCATCACGCCGACCCAACCGGACAATCTCATGGCGGAAAGCCGGTGGGTCGGGCAGCTGGTGTGCAGCAACAGGAAGGCCCATTGCCGGCACACCAATCTTACCGAACCTTCTTGATCGTAGCATCATCGTAGCACCATGGGGCGGGGGGAAACCCCCTCCCCTTTCTTCGGGAGGATCATGGAACCTGTTACCGGATCAGCTGTGTATGAGTACATGGATATCGTTTCTTCCATCCTCAACAGGATGAAGACCAGGGACCCCGAGGCCCCGTTCCGCTCCGAGGAGGACGGGGAGACGACCAGATATTTTCTCGGAGACAACGAGGTCGTTCGGACCAAGACCATGACGAAGGACGGCAACGTCCATTTTTCTTTTGAGATCACGAGGCCCCTATGAATTTCATGGACCTTCACAATGAATGCCTTTCGGTGATCGACGACGTCGGCTATGCGGCCGGCGTGGACGACATGATTAACGCGGCCGTCATGTCGATCGCCGGTGGTATCCGGATGCCGGACAGGTCTCTATCCCCGCCCCTGCCCCACCTCTATGCCATGGGCAATGTGGCAACGGTTACGGGTGCCGCATTCGTCGCACTCCCGGGCGACTTCCAGCGGGAAGTGATTGCGGTCTTCTCCGCGACACAACAGCGTGAGATCCCTGTCTCGAAGAGCCATATCCGATTCCTGAAACGGTATCCGTCGCTTTCGACGCCCGGAGCCGTGGATGCCGTATCCGTGAAGGGCGGCAACCTCTATTACCAGGGGATCCCTGCCACCCCGGACACGCTGCATGTCCACTATCACCGCATGCCGACACCGATGGAACAGGACGACGACACTCCGGACGGGATACCCGAACATCTTCAGCGGAGCCTCATCGTTCACAGGGTTGCATGGCAGGTCTTTGATCAGATCGAGGACGGCATCGAGGGGCAGAAGATCAACACCCTGTACCACCAACGACGGTTCTACGAGGCCATGGAAGATTTGACAGCGGTCATCGGAGATGATGACGGCCGCCCCGAGTTTGTCTGGGATGAATACGGGGAAGACAACCGATTTTGACGGATGGGGAAGCTGAGATGAGCAGATGGAACACCTTCGACCTGAAGCCTGCGCTTGCCAGTGCGGAGAGGTACACCCAACGGCTCGGCAAGATTGCCGATTTGGAAGCCGAGAACTATCGGAAGCTTCAGGAGCGGACGGCAATTGCCGACGCCTCAAACCGGGCCATGGCTCCCGGGGGAAGCCCGGCGACCACCGCAAGGGCGGGGCTGTCTTCCGGCCAGGCTGCAGGCCTTTCAAATCCAGTTCTTGCTCCCGCTGTTGATATTCCCCAGCTCGGAGATCCGAAATCGAGGGACTTCCGGACGGAATCCGACGGCTTCCAGACGATCCAGCAGAACACCTTTGACCCCGGGAAAGGTATGCAGGCCTTTAACGACCTTCGCGGCCAGGGATCCGATGTTGGTGTATGGACCGACAAGAGCGGCCGTGAACGGGTCATGACTTTCACGAGCACTCCGAAGTACCAGCAGGAGATAGGGCTCCCCCATTCGGATGCAAGAGCCCTTCGAGCCGGTCTCGACCAGCAGTCGGCCGACTACGAGCAGGCTATGAAGGGAGCGCAGGCGCAGCAAACCCTTGAACTTGCAAAGTCACAGAGCAAGGTCCTTGGAGGCCTTTACGAAAGTCTCGACAAATATTCCGGCATGGCTGCGGGATTCAGCTTAAACCCGCTCACCGGCCAAATCGAAAAGATCGAAGACCCCAAGGTGATCGAATACGCCCGTGGGATGGTCGATTCCATCCGAAGGGACATCGACGCCATCAACTCCGGGCTTTACCAGCAGAACGATTCGGGACAGGCCGGAGACAGTTCGGCGGCTCAAGACCCCTTCGGAGATCTTGTACGGCAGGCCAAAGAAGGCGGAAATTCCACCGGCAAGACTCCCGGAGCGCCCAAGCTCATGCCCTCACATGAGCAAAACGTAAAGGCGAAAGAGCGAGACGCCGACCTGAAAGATATCGCCACAAGGGCAAATTCGACCCTCGCCGCGGCCAGGACACAGCCGCCATCGTATTGGCCTGAAGATCGAACCGCCCCGGGAAATTACATTGGGCCGTCCCTGGAAAGAACGACGCAATGGATGCGTGACAACGTACTTCCGAACAGGCCTCGGGACATGAATTATTGGACGAACTACCTGGATTACAACGCCGGTCGCAAAATCGCAAAAACGAACAGGAGTCTTTCCGGAGAACCGGATCTCAATCCTGAAGCAAGCTTTGAGGATATTTCCAAGTGGATTCGAAGCCGAATATCCCGCTCCCAATAAGAACGAGACTGCCATCGTAATGACACAACACGGAGAACGCATAGATGTTTGAGCCTGAATGGAAAAGTCTTGCATCCAGGGAAGACTACCAATCCCTAAGCCCCGACCAGAGGGCGTTTGTCCAGCAGAAATGGCTTGAACAGAAAACCCAGGGACGGGAGGACTACCAGGCGCTCACCCCTCAACAACAGGAAACTGTGAAGGCAGGCACCTTCGGAGAGGACTACAATCCATCCTTTTGGCCGGGGTACGAGGGGCCGAAGGTTTCGCAGGAACCCTCGCCCGTTCAGAACAGCGACCAGGGATTCTGGGGAAGCGCTGTTTCGGCTGTTACCGGCGGCATGCTCGACGCCGCGGATACGGTTGCGAGGGGTTTTCGCGCAATCCCGGGCGGGGAGGCGGCAGGTCAGGACCAGAGCGGCGCTGCTTCCGGAATTCTCGAAAAGCTGAACGCACTCCGCCGGGCAGTTCCCGGTCTTCGCAGGCAGGAGAAGGAAGGGGGTTTCGCCTCATCCCTTTACGAAGGCGCCCGATCCGCCGTTACCTCTATTGCGGCCGGCCTTCCCGGGGCCGCAGCGGGCGCAGCGGCCGGCAGTGTTGTGGGTCCAGTCGGAACCATTATCGGGGGGATCACCGGCTTCGCCCTTTCCGGGGGCACCCTTTTCGGCCTGTCGGAATATGACAGGGCCATGGAGGAAGGGATCGTCCACAACCAGCAGAACCCGGACAGGGCGATCAGCCGGGAGGACCTCGAGCACATGGCCCTTTGGTCCGCGATTGCCGAGGGCGGGTTCGAGTTCGTGACCGACCTCATCGAGGGCGCGACGTTCAAACTCGGCGCGACCCTTACCGCACCGACGAAACTCACCCTGAAGGAGGGCTTAAAAAAGATCATCGGCACGAACGTCAAGCAAATCGCCGGCCGGATGGGAACCATTGCGGCGGTTGAAACCGGGTTCGAAATGGCGACGGCGGCAACACAGACAGAGCTGCGAAATAGAATCGGCATGAGCGATCAGCGCGTGTGGGACGCCGCAGCGGAGGCTTTCGGCCCGGCGCTCGTCGCCTCGATCATCTTCGGGGGCATTGCCGAAGGCGGTGCATTTGCCGTGCGGAGGTCGACCACAAAAGCGCTTCAGAGCCCCGATGTAAACGATGAAGAGCGGTTCAGGGTTATCAACCAGGTTTATGACCAGATCAAAGCCGTTGATCCGGACCTCGCCTCGGTATGGGCTGCGAATGCGAATCGGGCCGTCGCCATGGGGGAAACGATCCCTATTGATGACGATATCGCCAATCTGAAGATGTTCAAGTCTGAGGCGGAACAGGATGTCGCCGCAGCTCAGAGGCTTGTCTTTGACGAGACCCTTCCGCTCGATCAGAGGGAGGCGGCGAACCAAAGGCTTCAGGCGGCCATCGGTGAACTTTCGGAGATCCGCCGGCGCGAGGAGATGGAACTTCGACGAGCGGACAGGAGGGATCTGACCCCGCTTGAACAGGAAGCGGAACTCCAAGCCATCGAGGCCGCGAGACAGCCGGGCGGGAGGGAGTATGTCCGGGCCGCCAGAACCGCAGACGACATGCAGACCCCGAGCCAGCAGGCCGAGTCGCACGCTGTCAGGGAGTACAACCGTCAGAAGACCAGGGACGCCTTTGCCGGGAAGATCAAGGCCCCGAGGATCGCCAGGGAGATGGAAGGTGTCATGGAAAGCCTTCCGGATTCGGTTTTCGAGGATGATACCGCGTCGGCGCGGGTAGGCAACCTCATGGGGCGGCTTGCCACCCTCAAGAATCGGGAATCCGTCCTGAAGTCGAGGCTCAAGTCCTCCGGGGCATCTCCGGAAATCGTTCAGGAACTTCGGACGGTGCAGGACACGGTGCGCCGGGTTACCGGGAACATCAACACCATCGCCGAGCGGTCGGCGCATGACTTCGAGGCGCAGGCGCAGGCGGAGCGGCAACAAGGGTATAACGAAGTAGGGGCGGAGATCGATCAGGCAAGGGAAGCCAAGTCCCTTGAGCGGTCTCTCCGGGATCAGCCGGCGCCCGAGGGGGATGATACGCTCCTCACAGCCCGCCAGGAGGCCGAGCGCGAAGCCCAACTCGAACGCCAGAGGGGCTATAACGAGATCGGGGAGGAAATCGACCAGATCAAGGAGGCCCGCAACCAGGACCAGGATTTTCAGCGGTTCCGGGAACTCTACCGCGGGAACGAGATCGAGGGCATGGACGAGGCCCAGGCGTATGATCGCTACCGGGCTTTTGTCGGCCAGGCCGACGATATTTCCGGGATCGATGATAGCATTGACACACCGGAACCAATGCGACTGCCGGAAAACTCAGAGCTTTGGGATGGGGAAAAAAGCAGGGAAGTCCCAAAATCCAAGGAGGAGTTCCAGCGCGTTATCAACGGAATGGTTGCCACCGAGGAGGAGCGGGCCAAACTCCTGGACGACCTCGATTCCCTGGAAGACCGGAACTTTCTGGATCCAGAATATCGTCGTCAACTGGCCGAACGGCTGAACGTGGTCCCGAGCAGGTCCCCATTCCCCGCTGGAAGCAAGAACATCGATCCGACCCGCTACCGCCGGACGGATGTTGTCGGCCGCGGGAAGAAGGTCGGCCCGATGCCGGTCGATCAAATAACCGGACCCCTTGGTGCCCCAAAAAAATCAGCAACGGCGGGGGCTCGGGAGGAATCTAAGCAAGCATCGGGAGGGCGCAGAATCGCCCTGAACCGGCAAAGCCCGAACGCCATCGAGGAACGGTTCAGGGCATGGCGGGACATGGAAGACGGAATCTTGGCAGGCGCACCGGATGCTCATGTACCCAACGGTCCTATGGAATTACTGAACCCCAGGACGACGCCTCATCGACAGAGCCCTGGAGAGGCTCCGAGGAAGGCCGGGAAGGCGGTATACCCTGGTGAGACAGCGCAGGAGGCCCAACGCCCTCAGAAGGACACCGACTCCGAACCAAAACCCAGCCATGACAAAGCTGACACATCGACGGACGAGCAGGCTGCTGCATGGTGGGATGGTACTTTGACTCCGGCAGGCCGCCGAGAGGTGATGCGGGATGCGGGGATCAAACTCCCGGACCGTACCCTTTGGCGGCATATCTCCAAGGCACAGAAGAAGATGCTCCTTGCGGTCAAAGCGGCGGCCGAACAGGAAGGCACTTCGATGCCACCCGGGGACCCGTCGGATGCAACCGTGACAGTTTCTCCGGGGACCCGAATCGAAACCGACAAAACCGACAGTGTCGGAAACGCAATCGACATTGTCGACACGGCACCGACACAGCCCAAAAAGGTCGAGTCTGCAATGGTTGGCGAGGAATCGACACGGGCCGACACGAAGCGGGATGTCGAATCCGGGGAGAATATTGCGGTTGAAAAACTCACCAAAAAATCCGAGATTGTCTCCAGAAAGGAGCCCGCCAATGGACGAAATACCGAACGTGACAATCGAAGAGCCGAAAGAAAACCAGTGGTATCAGGCCCGGCTCTTGTGGGTGATGGAATTTCAGCCGAGCCTGGTGCTGGAGCTCTGGAAGGAGGGGCCGGAGGCCCTGCACAACTACCTGCTGGAGTACGCAAAGATCGGGGTATTGGCGATGTACAATCTCCAGAAGGCCGGGAGACTGGCGGAAGACCAGATCCGGGAAGTGGTTCAAGATCTGGTCGCACCGACAAACCTGGATCCGGAACCCGAACCGATGCCCGAAGATCTGGAAGGCGAGATACTGGAGTGGGCCGGGATGATTTAGCCCCGGAGGATCAGAACCACGTTATCGCCCCCTCCGACAAGATCATTCCCGGAGGGGCGGAATCCAAGATTCAAGCCAATATCGGCGCCATCCGACTGTTGCGAAAGCTCCAAGCCGAGGACCGGAACCCCACGCCCGCGGAAAAGAAGAACCTCGCTCAATACACTGGGTGGGGGGCCTTCTCCGAGAAGGTGTTCAATCGGACCTTCAGCAAAGCCCTGAAGGCCGCAAAAGAAACCACATTCCCCGACCTTACCCGCGTTCTGTCAAAATCGGAGCATGAAGACTATCTCCGGTGGCGGGAGAAGTACGGCCGGCACCTTCACCCCAAGCTCGGCGGAATGCTGACGCAGGAGGAATGGGATTCGGCCGCCGCCTCCACAATGAATGCCCACTATACGGCCCGCGAAGTCATTGACGCCATGTGGTCCGTAGTCCGGCACCTCGGATTCAAGGGCGGGAACGTCCTCGAACCGGCGGGCGGCGTCAGTCACTTCTTCGGACTGATGCCGACGGACATCGCCAGTGGATCGATGCTTCACGGTGTCGAGCTCGATACCATTTCCGGGAACATCTTCCAGAAACTCTACCCGCAGGCAAACATCCAGGTAACGGGCTTTCAGAATGCCCGGGGTCTTGATGACAACTCCATGGACCTCGTGATTTCCAACGTTCCTTTTGGCAACTACCCGATCATCGACAAAACCCACAAGCATATCAGCGGCTGGAGTATCCACAACTATTTCCTCGCAAGAGGGATGGACACCCTTCGGCCCGGCGGTCTTATGGTCACCGTTACGAGCCGGTATTCCATGGATTCAACCCGGAACACCCAGGTTCGGGAATACCTCGGCGCCCAGGGGGATCTTGTCGGCGCGATCCGCCTCCCGCGTGATGCCTTCATGGAGAATGCCGGAACAGAGGTTGTCACGGACATTCTGATTTTCCGGAAAAAGGATTCCGACCGCGTTGGACTCGGGCAAGATTTCCGGATGAGCGTACCCGTTGAGATTGTTGCCGGGAAACCGCCGGTCAACATCAACACCTATTTTGCCGATCACCCGGACATGGTGATGGGCGTCAACTCTCTCGCCGGTTCGATGTATTCGGCCGAGGAATACACGGTTGAATCGAGCAAGGTGGGGGATCTGAAATCTCAGATTGCGAAAGCCACCCAGGGCCTGCCCTCGAATATCGCCGGAGAGGGCGCGGATATTTCGCAGGCCGTTCGTCAACAATGGGCCGATGAGGGGCAGAGGGACGACACCCTTGTTTATGGAAGCGACGGGGAGCCCATGTTGGTGCTCAACGGCAAGTTGGTGGAACCGAGCTATCCGGATTCCAAGGGAAACCCCGCGTTCCCGATGCGTAAGCCCGCCCTGGCCGAGAGGGTCCGGCAATACATGAAGGTGCGGGAAGCGGCCAAGGAGCTCATCAAGGCCATGCGGGACGAGGCCACCACGGACGCGCAGATTGCCGACATGCAGGCCACCCTCAACGCGGAGTATGACGCCTTCACGAAGCGGTTCAAAGCCTTCAACGCGACATACAACCAGTTCCTTCGAAAGCTGGACGCGGAATATCCCATTGTTGACGCCCTTGAGGACGTTCATCGGGAAACGGTCGAAGTCATTGCTAACGGCAAACCTGATGCCAAGGAAGTCGTTACCATTTCGAAAGCCCCGATATTCGAGCGCAGAACAATTTTTCCGTTCAAAGAACCCAACACGGCCGAGACGATCGAGGACGCGTTGGTCTTGAGCCGGATTTACCGCGGCGCCATCGATGCCGGGTATATTTCCACGATTCTCGACCGACCCGTTGAAGCCGTCCGGACCGATATCGTTCAGGCAGGTCTCGGCTTCCTGGACCCGAAAACCGGCCGGGTTGTCGAGCGAGACAAGTACCTCAGCGGTGACGTAAAAACGAAGCTTGAGGAGGCTATCGAAGCGGCCAAAACCGACAAGGCGTTTGAATCCAACATCGACGCCCTCATGGAGGTTCAGCCGGTAGACCTGCCGATATCCCAAATCACCTTCATGCTTGGATCCGACTGGATCCCGGCCGACTGCATTGCCGACTTCCTTCGGGAAGAGCTGGATGTTCGGGCTACAGTCAACAGGAGTGAGGCGGCGGGCCGATCATCTTTCAAGATCACGAATGTTGAAGGCGCTCAAAACCCGAAGAACGTCAGCACATGGGGAACCGATAGAATCAAAGGGCACGAGCTTATCCAGAAGGCCCTGAGCCTTTCCAAGCCCGTTATAAAAGATTCGGTCGATGATGGCGTAAGCACCAGGTCCGTTGTCAACCAGGAGGCCACCCAGGCCGCCGAGCGGATGCAGGAAAGAATTAACGCCCGCTTCATTGAGTGGGCCAAGACCCATAGCAAATGGGCTGATGCCCTGGCGGAAAAGTACAACGCCACCAAGAACCGGTTCACTCTCCGGAAATTCGATGTTCCGCAAATCAAGCATTACCCGGGGGCCACCCAGGACCTGGAACTCAACCCTCACCAGAAGCGGGCCGTCTCCCGGGTCCTTCAGGAATCCTGTTTGCTGGCCTACGGGGTCGGCACCGGCAAGACCTTCATCTATATTACGGCGGCCATGGAAATGCGGCGGATCGGGACGGCCCGAAAGCCCTGCATTGTCGTCCACAACTCGACCGTGGAGCAGTACCGACGGGAGTTCCAGCGGCTCTATCCGGGATCCAAGGTTTTGATTCCGAACTGGCAACAGCGGAACGCCAAGAGCCGAAAGAAGACCCTTTCACAGATTGCCACCGGGGACTGGGATGCCATCGTACTCCCGCAATCCTTCTTTGACGGCCTGGCCAACGACCCAAGACGTGAGGCAGCTTACATCCAGGAGGAGATTGCCGAGCTTGAGGCCACCATTGACGAAATCAAGGACGAGGAGGGGGCGAACAGCTACACCGTCAAGGACATGGAAAAAGCCAAGGCCCGTAAAGAGGCCCGGCTTGAATCCCTCATGGACGGCACCCGCGACGATGCCCTCGTGTTCGAAGAACTTGGGATTGACGCCCTTTTGGTGGACGAGGCCCACGCCTACAAGCGGGGAGAGTTCAGCACCAAAATGAACAAGGTTCGAGGGATCTCCTCGGACGCCAGCAAGAAGGCTACCAGTACCCTGCTGAAGACCCGGTACGTCCTTGAGAAGACCGGCGGGAAGAATGTCATTTTTGCCACCGGAACCCCTATCAGTAACACCATGGCCGAGGCCTGGATACTTCTTCGATACATCCGGCCGGATCTCATGAATGCGTTCCATGTTGGTCACTTCGATGCCTTTGCCACCGCATTCGGCCAGGTCGTGGACAATTTCGAGGAGACGGCGGCCGGAACCTGGAAGAACATCAAGCGGTTCTCCAAGTACATCAACGGCCCCGAGCTTTTGAAGATGTTCCACTCGTTCACCGATGTCATGCTGACCCAAAGCGCAAATCTGAAGTTGCCGAACATTATCGGCGGCGCCCCACAGGCGGTTGTGGTCAAACAGGATGATGAACTGAAGAACTTTATTGCCGGAATCCGGCGAGAATATCAGCGGTTCGAGAACATGACCGGGAAGGAGAAGCGGGCGAACAGGCACATTCCGCTTGTCCTTTACACACTTGCCAAGAAGGCCGCCATCGATCTTCGTCTTGTGGACCCCGGTTATTATGCTGATCGGACCGGCGGCAAGCTGGATATGGCGGCGCAAAAGATTCATGAGATTTGGGAGGATACCAAGGAAAACCGCCTTTCCCAGGTTGTTTTTCTGGATATTTTCAGGAACGGCCCGAGCGGAACGTTTGACGCCTACAAGGAATTGACCCGGATGCTGGAGGAGAAGGGCATTCCAGCGAAGGACATCCTCAGTATCCAGGACGCCAAGAACGACAAGCAACGCGAGATCTTTTTCGAAAAGATCCGGTCTGGCAAGGCCCGGATCATCATGGGGTCTACGGAAAAGTTGGGCGTTGGCGTTGATTTCGCGCAAAGGATGGTAGCAGCCCATCATCTTGACGTTCCGCCGAGGCCAATGGACCTGGAACAGCGGAACGGCCGCATTGTCCGCCAGTCCAACGGCCTGAAGAATGTCCACATTTTCAACTACGTCACCGAGAACACCCTCGACAGTAAAAGCTTTTCGGTTCTGGCCACCAAACAGAAATTTATTGACCAGATGCTGACCGGCAAGATCGAGGGCCGCAGTTTCGACGATCCTTTTACCGAGGATCTTGGCAATATCAATGACCTCCTTTCAGCCGCGTCCGGGATGGCCGGGCAGCTCCACAAGGAGCGCAACAGGCTTCTGAAAGAGCGGAAAGACCTGCGCATGGATGAGGAGGCGTCCATTGAGCGACAGTCAAGAGCCCGGCGGACCCTGAACAACTCGGCCAGGATCATTGAAAATATCGAGAAGAACATCGTTGAGGCAGACAAGGCATCCGCAAAGGTACGGGATGAATTCCCGGATTTGAAGTTCGAGCGCTTGACGATCGACGGCAAAGAGTATGAGCGCACCGAAGCCTACAAGGTGATTCGGGAGAACCCGAAGGCATACTCGGAGCAGATTTACAGCAAGTTTAATGGAAGACAGTGGACTTCCAAATCTGACGCCGATTACAGCAAGATCAAAAAGGCGGCGCCCGATCCGATCCATGCAAGGTCCGGAGGCCTTAATCTTGAAATTCAGGTGCGACCAAAAGACTCGTCTATTCTTGAAAGAGACGAAAAGGGCAATTCGTTTTTCAGCTTTAATTCACCGGAAGATACTGTTTCCTACAGAATAGGCGTCACCTATGGCAAAGCCGAAACGATCACCGAGCTTCATCGCGCTACCCAGGACATCAATCGGTTTCTTATCAGAATTGCCGAAGCGCCGAACGAACTCCGAAAGAATTTGAATCGGCAACAGGATGTCATTGCGGAAAACGAGAAGATTCTGAAAGAACCCCGCTTCGATCACAAACAGATCGAGGAAGTCAGTCAGAAAATCAGAGACGTTGAGAACGAACTCATGTCTCTCCAGGAGGATACCCAGGAGGAAGACCTCGGCTTTTCCGCTCTGCCAGGCTTCAGTGGTATTCGTGTTGAGGACGAGGAGGAGGGGGAAGGAGCGGCCGAGGATGAAGGGGGCCACGTCGAGGACGGGGAAGTCCCCCAGTATTCCGTCGCGGCCAGGACCAGGGAGAAAATCACTCTGGCGGATGTTCGACGCGCAGTCGGCCGGGGCCTTAACGTCCGGCAAGCCGATGACGGTCGGTTCCTGATTTCCGGCCAGGCCGCCGTCCGGCCACTTGAGCTTCAAATCGTCGATCATATCCCAATCAACGCCGACGCTTTCCGGCGGGCTTATCAACGCGAACCATCGTCGGAAGAAATGCAGCGCGGGGCGTCCGGGGTTTATCGAGACGGGAAAATCCAGATTTCTGCCCAGGGCGATCAATTCACCATCGATCACGAATTCACCCATGCCCTCATTGAGGCGCGGATCATCTCCTTTGCCGATCTTCGGGCGATCCTGAAAAGCGCGGGGATCGATCCTTCCAAAATAAGAAGATCGAATGTGCGCGACTACGAGGAGCAGATCGCGGCACATGTAGAAGCCGTGAGGATGAAAAAAGCGGCGCCGAAGGGTATGACAAGGGTCGCAATTCAGAAAATCATCGATTTTATCGACCGCCTGGTCAACCTGGTTCACCGGACGGCCCGGGGGGTGGTCCGGGACATTGAGAGCGGACGTATTTTCGACAGGCCGGGGGAAGGATCCATGACCTTCCAACAGGGAGAGACATACTCGATCCGTGGGATTCAGGACGAGGTTGTGGACACTATCGGCGCTGCGGGCCGGGCCGCGAGAAACTTCAGCCCCAGGGCCGGGGGATGGCTCGACAATCTCCTGTCAACCGCCGAATGGGCGCAGACCAAAGTGGGCAAGGCGGTATTCAAGGCCCGGATGGCCTGGAACGACTACCGACAGAAGCTATTTCACGAGGCGGACGCCCGGGTAAGCAACAAGGAACGGAGTCTTTACCAGGACCTCCTGGCCATCCGAAACAAAGGTATTGGCTTCTTCGGCCGGATGTCGAGCACCGAAATGCAGGATGTCCAGAACGCCTCGAACGTCTCACCTCTTTATAAGGAAGTGGCCCGGGTGATCCGCGACATGGATGTCAACGAGATCAAGTGGAGCCAGTACGATAAAACCGGTCTTGATCCCCAGGTGGTCTCCATCGTTTCGGATTACCGGGCGGCCATGGACCGGCTTTGGGAGTACCAGTACAACGCCATCGGGGAAATCGTCCAAGCATACGCCGAAAAGGGGAAAGAACTCCCCGAGCTTTACAAGGACCCGGTTACGAAGCAATCCGTCACCCTGAAGGATCTCTATGACGAGATGGGGAAACTGAAGGGGACCTACGCTCCGCGAATCTGGGACGATGGAGACTTCGAGGTCTGGTCGAAAGACCGTGACGGGCAATTGTGGCTCCACAAGGCCACCACGAAGGCCGGGGCCTACAAGATCGGTCGGGGGCTGGAAAGAAAGGGGCATTCGAACATTGAGTACGGGGAAAGTGTGAAATTCTCCGAAGAGCTTTGGGCGGATCTTTCGATCGGGCCGACGGCGAAGCTCCTGGAATCAGCCGCCGGCAAGATGGACATTGACCCCGATGTTGCCGTTGAGGCCAAGAAGGCCCTTCTTGAGGAAGCGGCCATCGCCTTCAAGGAGCGGGCGTTCCGGAAACACCGTCTCGTCCGCAGTCAGCGGGGAGGGAAGGAGGTCCGGGGGTACATCGAGGACCCCCTCGCCCGATACCTGATTTACGCAACCCGCACGGCCGGCGGCATCGCAAAGAGCAACGCGGCCCTGGAAATGTTCAAAGCCCTCAACGGTGAATACCGGAAGTTCGAGCGGGACGGAGACGAGTGGGTTTACACAGGCCCGGACGGAACCCGGCACACCCGGAAGGTTTCGGAGGAAGACAAGAAAACGGCCAAGACCACGGCCTCGTTCAGGGTCGGGGGCCTCGATCCCAAGAACCCGAAGGACCGGGCCGAATACGACAAGTGGTACAGATACATCAAGGAGCAGATGAAAAATCCGAGTCAAGTGGATCGAATCATCGCCATGGGCAAGGCCTTGGTCAGCATGAAGTATTTGTCCTCCCCCAAGTCGGCCATCATCAATACCACCTCGGTGTTGACCAATGCCCCGGCAGCCGTCCGGCAGTACGCGACAGGCGCCAAGGCGGGCTTCGCAGAGGTCGGAAGCGCCCTGGCCAGGGCCGGTAAGGACTATGCCAGGATCATGGGCGGCGAGAAACTGGCCAATCGGCGGGAGCAGGCATTCATGGACCGGATCCGGAACGAAACGATCGACCGGCCGCAGTTCATGAGGGATGCCATGGGCGCCATCCGGACGGCCCAGGGGACCGCCTTCGCAAAAACCATGGATCTTATCTTGAAGCCGTTCTCGATTACGGAGCAATGGAACCGAGGCACGACGCTCCTCGCCGCCTATCGCATGGCATTAAAACATAATCCCGGGCTTTCCGACGCCGAACTCCAGGACATGGCCATCGATGCCACCATGAAGGCCCACGGCATCTATGATCGGGCAACTGATCCCATGTGGGCCATGGGTGACAACCCGGCTGCCCATATCGCAAAGATGGGCTACACCTATCAGAAGTACGGTCACAACTGGATTCAGATGATGGCGGACCTCGGGTTCCGAAAAGGGGATGTGAAGGGCGCCTTGTGGTTGGCCGCAGCCCCCATGGTCCTTGGAGGCACGACAGGTTCCATCGCCATGATCGGAATCATGCCCCTTGTGGCTGCCTTCCTGAAGGCAGGCGGCGATGACCGGGACCCCGAGAAGTGGTTCTACGATACCCTCCGTGAGATTGTCGGGAACGATGGGGAAAAGGTTGCCAGATATGGCGCGTTCGGCGCCCTGGGCATGGATATGTCCGGTTCCCTCGGTCTCCATATCGGCGCACCGAGAAGCCTGAAAGACCTCACCGGGCCTTTTGGCGGCGTCTGGGGGGACGTCGAGACGGCCGGGGACTACCTCCGGAGCAACCAGTATGGACGCGCGGCCGAGGTGCTGGCCCCGAACCTTTTGCGCAACACCCTTGCCGCGATCCGGGAGCTTGACGGCGCGGTCACGACGAAGGGGCGAAGGGTGTGGGACGACAAGGGAAGGCCCTATGTTCCCGGCGGCTACGAAACCGTTCTCAAAGCCATCGGCGCGCGGTCCGCGAATCGGGCGCTATTGCAAACCAGGGCATGGGAGGAGCGCCGGGAGGGCGAACGCTTCAGGAACCAGAGGGACATCGTTTACGACATGCTGAGGGCTGATATCTACCGGCCGGACCCCGAAAGGCGAAGAAAGGTCTTCGAGCGGATTCGAAGATACAATCAGGCCCTGGTGGATAACGGCCTGGCCGGAAAGATCCCGTTCATCACGCGACAGTCCATCCGGAAACAGTACAGGCTGATGTCACGACCTTCACAATAGGAGCACGAATCAAATGCTGGTAATCGCTTTTTTCAGTGTCGACGGGGTTCCCCAGGAGGAGCTTTCGCCGACTTGCACGATCCGGCGGATCGATGACGGAGAGGTCGTTGTTACCGCCGCGGCCATGGGTCATGTCGGGTCAGGGTTCTACGAATACGATTTCACGGCCCAGGACCGCCTCAAAACCTATACCGTCGTCTGTGACGGGGGTATCTCCCTCCCGGCGGAACAGCGCTATGCAACCGATGTAATCGGGGCGGACAATGCCGGGATTGGGATCGACGCCATCAAGGCGAAGACCGACGGCCTGCCAACGAGCACCCAGGCCCGGATCGATCAGATCGACTCTGCCATTGCCGGGATCCCGGATTCATCCGCCATGGCCGTCATGCTGAACGATGTCGAGCAAAACATCCGGGGTGGAGACGAAACTCTCGGCACCGTATCCGGAAAAATTCAGACGGCGGCGGCGGTGATTGACACCATTCTGGCGATAGAATCCGGGACGTGGGAGCTTATCGACACACAGCTCGTTTTCAGGACACCCGGGACAAACGTCGAAATTGCCCGGTTCAATCTTTACGACGCCGAAGGTGAGCCGTCGGCATCAAACGTCTACAGGCGGGAACGAATATGAGCATCATCCTTCAAGGGATGGGAAGAAGCGCTGCGGACCCGACCGATGAACAGCAAATCGAGGTTGTCACAGCGGTATCTGTTCAGGATGAGGATCCGGCGGTTGTTTCCGTCCCTGATTTCAACATCAAGCAGGGCGAAGGGAAGTGGCTTAAATTCAACATCACGGACGCTTTTACCGGCCTGCCCAGGGAGGGGCTTGAAACGGCAACTTTCAGGTTCGGGGTAAAGCTCAGGTATTCCGACGCTGCGAACTTGATCGATTATGATGATACAGCCTTTGATAAAACGGGTATCGAATCCGGCATTGTCCGAGTGAAGCTCCTCCCGGCCGACACCCGAGGGCTTGTTGCGAGAACGCACCTCGGGGAACTCATGATCGATTTTGGAAATAACGTAATTGACAAGAGCGAAACCATAAACATCGTGGTTGAGCCATCGGTGATTACATGAGCGCTATTTTTGCAAGACAACAGCCCCCCAAGGGACCGCAGGGTGAACAGGGACCCCAGGGGCCGGAAGGCCCTCAAGGGATTCAAGGTGAACAAGGCCCTCAAGGAGAAGTCGGCCCGCCCGGTAATGACGGTGCAGACGGAAAGACGTGGCACAACGGCGCCGGGGCGCCCTCGGACGCCACCGGGGTTGATGGAGATTACTACCTCGACACCGCCGCCGATACCTATTACGGCCCCAAGGTTGCCGGAACGTGGACCGGGACCGGGCCGATCTCGCTGGTTGGCCCGGCCGGGGCTACAGGGCAGGGGTTTTCAGCCGGAGGCACGACAGGGCAGATTTTGGCTAAGGCGTCCGACGTGGATTATGATACCCAATGGATAGCGCAGCAAACCGGAAGCGATATTGTCGAGTCGCTCCGTATGGGGCCTGGAGAGATACTCCCGGATTCAACGGGAACTCCAGGCCAGTGGGGTTTTTCCGACGGGTATTTATATCAGTGCATTGCACAGGATACTTGGGTCAGGACCCAAATAGAAGATTCATGGGTGTTTGGGCCTGCTCCGTCAAATATTCCCGGCATCTATTCAATTACGGATTCGGATGCGATTATTCGCCGGTTTAACGGTACGAATTGGGATGACCTCACGCCCGAATTTACGTCCGGCGGCGGAGTTGCATTGTCCCTGCTTTATCATGACGACAATCTCTATCTCGGTGCGGATGACGGGGCTCTCAACAAGTGGGACGGTACGACCGGATTCGTTACACTGGCCCCACAATACAGCTCTAACGCAAGGAATATATTGTCCTTTTCGGTTTTTAACGGTGAAATATACGCAGGCACCGGATATAAAAGCCAGTTGCTGAAGTGGAATGGCACGGATGCGTGGGTAGCAGTAACTCCTGAACTGACGGGAGGAGGTGTCGTCAAACTGATCGTTTTTAACAACGAGTTGTATGGGCTGAGGGGCGATACGGCCCAACTACTGAAGTGGAACGGGTCTGATGATTGGATCGTCGTCACTCAGCCTAATGGGGCCTGGACCGACGGCAGGGACATGATCGTGTTCAACAATGAGCTGTTCTGCGCTAGTAAAACGAACAGCGCCCTCATGAAGTTCGACGGAGTGGATTCGTGGGTACAGGCCGTTGCGCCATACGGAAACGACGAGGGCGTAGCTTTCCTGTGCGAATTCAACGGAAAGCTGTATGGGGCCACATATGATGACTGCCATCTTGTGGAATGGGATGGTGTGGGTTCGTGGGTGCAGCGGGCTTCAACATATACTGATTGGTACACCCCGGGGGGCTTGTGCGTCTATCAGAACGAGCTGTATTGCGCGGCCGGGTATTACTCAACCGGTAACGGCCTGTTGAAGTGGAACGGCACGGATGCGTGGGTAGCCATGACATCCGCTACAGTCGGGCTCGGCGCTGAGTTCGTTGGTCTGATAGGCGTGGAATAGGAGGGGCCTTGGCTGTTACGGTATTCCACGGAACGCACGGGCTGAACACAAACGCTGATCCCGCCGCACTCCCGGTTGCGGAAAACAGACAGGTTTATCTGATTTCCTGCAACAACGTTTTCGTCGGCGACACCGGGCGCGTCAATCGGTGCATCGGGGCGGAAAGATTGTGGTCCGGCGCGGTCCATAGCGTGTTCAACCATGGCGCACGACTGAGGTTCGGATCCGGAAACGAGATGTTTGAGGTGGCAGGCCCGAACACGATATCCAAGCTTTGCGATCTTGATTCCGCGAATCCCCTCGCCCACACAACAATTCACGATGGATCGAAAAACGTCTCGTTCCTTTCGGATGGGGCCGGATCCTGGCGGATGGCCGGAACAACCGTCACCCGCCATGAAAAGGGCGTCTATCACGGCCCGGACAGCCTGGCCGCAAAGTCATTGACCGGCCCGCCGGCGGGGTCCTTGTTGGCGTATGGGCTGGGACGGTTGTGGGTAGCCCGGGGCAACCACCTTTTTATGTCCCAACCGAACAACCCGTATCTGTTCAACCTCGGTGCGGGCCGATTGAGTTGCGAGGACGAGATCACCTGCCTTGCATTTGTGAAAAACGGCTTCTGGTTGGGAACGGCAAGGGAAATTTTCTATGTCCAATCCGACGGGCTCAGGTTTGACCGCATACTGAAGGCACCGTATGGGGCTTTCAAGGGTGTCCCGCCTGCCTGTGCCGCCGAAATGACGCCGTTACAGGGGGCGTCCGGGTCTGGGTTCATCATCCCCACACAAAGGGGTTTCGTGTTCGCCGGTCAGGACGGGATCTTTGCGAATCTTACGGAAAGGGTGTTCGAAATCAGGCGTAGCGACCTGAGTGAAATTGCCATGACGCCGTACACTGCCGCGATAGACCGCAACAGGCTTCATTTTTGCGGGGCTGGATACAGCCTGATCATGAACCTGCACACAGCGGCCGTCACCCAGGCGACGATGCTCGATATGACCGCGTGTGCCGTCCATGGATCAAGGCTTTATTGGGGCAATGCTGACGGCCTTTATTCAACGGCGCAAAGTTCGGTTGATGCGGAATTCACCGTTCAGGCCAACTTCCCGGGCGTTTGCAGGCTCAGGAGTCTGGAGATTACCGGGGAGTTTGCCGGAACGATGGCCCTCGACATGACCAGCGACGAGGCGACGACAAGAACATATTCGTTTATCCCCAAGGGCGGGAACAAACAGACGGCCATGCGATGCCCTGCCCGGAGGGATAACGGAAAAGGACGGCATTGGCGATTCCGCTTTTACAACAAAAACGGATGCGATTTTTCGATTGATCAAGTTCGGGTGCAAACCATCAACGTTCCCACCAGGAATGGCGGGTACGCAAAATAAAAATCCAGGAAGGTGAAAGAATGTTAAATTACTCACAGGGTTATTGTCAGGCGGCGATGGCGAGGCAGGACCTCATTATTCATGGAAGCGCGAACATCTCGCTCAATGCAAACGGGGATTCTCCGGATACGATTGTAAGCTCGAATACCGTCGTGACCGACTTTCTGGCGCTTGGGTTTTGCCCTGGGGACAAGATCTATATCAAGGGCGCCCTGAACGCCGCAAACGACGTCGCCGCGGTATGCACAGCCGTGACGCAGACAACCATAACCCTGCCCCCGGGAACGTTTGCCGAGGCGCAGGCTGAGGGCACGGCCACAACCTATATCTGTGCCACGAAGGGCGGGAGCACAAAAGATATCTTGCAGGGCGGTACGCTTACCGTGTTCAAGAGCACCAAGCGCGCAACGCCGGACGCCGCTTCGAGCGAAAGCGACGTCCTTATCACCTTCAATGATGTCGTCTTCGGGGATGTCGCATGGGACCCCGTTGACAAGTACGCCTATATTGATTTGCTGGCGGCCGTGAACAGCGTCGCTTCCGCTGGCGGAACGGGCATTTGGTGGTGTCTCAGCGCCAAGGGTGAAGATATCCATTCAGCGTCGACGAGCGCCGTCAGGATCGACGGGACGCTTGGTTGGAACGGGGACCTTTACGCGCCCGTGACCAACATCGTTTCCGGAGCTCCGCAGGCCATTTCCTCATTCAAGCTTCGATTCTTTCAGCAAAAGGTGGGCTAAATGTCTGCTGTAACGAAAGTGCCAAACCACGCGAAATATATGCTGGCAACCAAGAAAATTGACTTGGCAAATGATGTCATCAAGGCGGTATTGCTGGATCCCGCCTTCGTCTTCTATAAAAACCTCCATGGGACGCTTGCCGACATAACGGCAAACCAGTTGGCCACCGGTTACGGCTACACGCAGAATTCCGACACGATAGCGAATCAGGCCGTCGCCGAGGATAATGTAGTCGATGCCGCGGTCTTGACCGCCGATACTGTGACATGGCACGCGGTTGGTGGCATCATAGGCCCTTTCAGGTCGGTGGCATTCTATGACGACACCACGGACGATGACACCGTTCTCTGCTGCGTCGATTTGGGGGAAGACGTTTCGATTGTAGACGGGTCGGATTTTTCTGTTACGAATGTCTCATTGAAACTGCTTTAAAGGTGCCCAATGGCCTGGGAAAATTATATCCAAATAACGGTTCCGGCGGGCGCTACCGCGACGGACCTGATAGACTTTCCGTTGATGATCAGGCTGTCAGGTTCGTGCGGTACGAATGCCGCTGATGTATCTGTCATATTCGAATATCTTGATGACGCATACTCTTCCCCATATAAGCTTCAGCTAAAAGATGCGAGCGACGTCGAACATTATGTTGAGGTCGTATATTGGGACCTCGAAAACTCGTATGCGATTTTGTACACAAAGGTCGACATCTTATCGGCGAGCGACAACGTTTTTAAGCTGTACTTCGATCCGTCACAGCCGGAAAACAGGGCACGCGTTGGGCGGAGTCAAGATGCCATTGTAACCAACGTGTGGACTGATTATGTGGCTGTCTGCCATGTCCCCGAAAGATACATATCGAACTATCAGGCAAGCGAGTTTGCAACCGGCGTAACGTGGTACAGCAATTACAATGCGGCCAATGAAATCGCCGGACTTCCCTGGGGCAAAGGTTATATGTTCCAGGGTAATGAATATATGAAACAAGACTACGGCGGTCTTGGGACGGTTTCAACACATCTGACAATTGAGGCGCTTGTAAGGCCGGACACATTTGCCGATACCAACGAACGGTGTGCGGCCGTTTCAAAATACTGCTCATATGGTGGTTACAGTCTCGAGTTTCCGGGAGGCGCAACAAGAAAAGCGCAGCTCAGGCTACAGGTGGGCTTGGATCTCGAAATTAAAACCGGGACCACGGATCTTGCAGACGGCAACTGGCACTATGTCGCTGGACGCAGGAGCAGCATGTCTGGCAGTCTATGGGTAGATACTGCTCAAGAAGGGTCAATTTACAGTTTTACGTCAGATCCATTCAGCACCACGCTCGGAGAGCGATTCAATATAGGATCATACCGATATTCAGCCACTTCTTACGATCATCACTATTACGGCGGATTGTCCGAAGTTCGCGTAAGCTCGGTGTCTCGAAGCAACGATTGGCTTCTGGCAACAAGGTCGTCTCTCCTTGATAACCTGAATACGATAGACATGACGATCACCGCCGCCTATATGCCCTCGGCCGAGATTACCATATCCGGCGACATCAGAGGCGCGGAGCATTACTCCTTTCAGATACCCGAGGCGGAAATATCCGTATCCATGGAATGCGATATCGAGTTTTCATGGATGATGCAGGGAGACGCGGCCGTTTCAGGGCCGGATGTGGTTGGGCTTTACGGATATGTTCTTGACGGTGAACTAGGGGCCCCAAATGCGACGGGCAAATTTTCATCGGGCGCCCACTATGCCTTGACGGCCGACATGAACGGTCTTGTCGTTTCCGCCGGATTCGGATTCAGCGGAAATGCAGACGTCATGCAGGTTTCATCCCTCGGGGCGCTCCTCACCGGCCATGCGTTCGCCCTTGACGCCGGTATCCATAGCGCGGAAGCGCTTGCCGTTTGGCTTGCCGGGGGGAGGTATTCATCCGAGTCGGCAATTCAACGGCCCGGGGTTGTCGGTGATTCCGTTTCGATTCAACCATTCAGCGCAAACGTGGGACTCGCATCATTGAGCCTTTTGTCGGAATTTCTCTCGGGGAGGCTTTTCGTTGTTGACGAACCCGTGACGGGATTTCCCATATCGGGCGTCATTGTTTCGGGCATAGGGTTTGACGGGGTTGCCGACGTGACCCCGGAGATTGCTGGATCTCTCGCCCTTGTCCCTGAAAATCCCGCTTCTTCCGTCGGACTGTTGCGGTTTTACAGGGGGTTTTGATGTTCACCCCTACCCGGATTATTTTGCAAGGAGATCAGCAATTGGCGGCCTTTTTCGCCAAAACCATGAGGGGCAAGCTGATTGCCTTGAACATGCAACTGGAAGCATCCGGGCAACTTATGGGGCACAAGCATGTATTCCATCCGTTTCCGGGCGTCAGGGTCACGATGCAGTCGGCCGGGGGCATAAATAACGTGCTGGTCTTCGCTGAAAGGCCTGTCAGGAAAGAAGAAACAGAATCGAAAGACGTCCGTCTTAGGGTTCGAGTTACAATAAATGGTTGGCCCTGCACATGCAGAAAAGAAATAAAACTGATAACGCCCGACAACCAGATCGTTGAAGACCTGCCCGGGTTCATAAAGCCAGTTCCGTTTATTTGGTCAGAACAAGAATTTCTTGACGAGATGTATGAGTTTTACATTACCGATATTGACGGTTCTTATGACTTTGCCGGTGTGGATATCGACAACACCATAAAGAATCATCTGTGTATTTCAGCAGGAAACCCGATAGTTGACGCCGCTACCTACAATAGTCCTGATGACATAACCTATGAATATGCCTTGTTTAATTACTATTTTTACAACCCGGCATATTCCGGTTATGTTCGAACCAACATAATTAGAAGCGAATATCCCATATCCAACTACCCGTATAAAATTATCCAAACGCCTTTATACGACATCAAAGAGTATGCTGTTGATTTTACTGTTTGGTGGGTAAAGCACGTAGTGCGAAAGGCTATCCTGTTCAGTCCGTGCGGGCGTCAATTCGAAACTCACGAGAATTTGGTGAACTACGATATCGCCACACTACCATCCGGCGTCCCTGATATAGATGGATCAGGCTATCAGCATTGGGGGTGGGGGACAAGCACCGCACCGTATGACATAGAGGCAGATCCCGGAACGCCGTATCAGGGGCTTTGCCCTCCAGATGATCAGTATTTTTTCTATATGTGCTATCAAAGGCTTGAACCCGGCGGCGATATTCAGGAGTGGATAACATCAGATGCTGTTGGGCAAGTAGATCCGGAAAGTTTCCCGCCTTGGACATATAGGGAAAACCGGTCATACAAGATCATGGTTCCTGAGTCTGGTTATTCCGTAGTTCACAACACGCCAAACAGGGACATCGATTACAGCATAGTGAAAGCACACCCTGATTATTCCGGCGAATATGCCTATTTCTAATATTTTTTTAGATTAAAAAAGGTGGCACAAAATGACGACGGTTCCGACAATTAACCGGCCCGATATGTTTGTTCCAACGCCGAACGACGCATCATCGATCGTGAGCGATCAGATCAGCGCCATGATGGAGGCGGGTCAAGATGCTATCGTATCGGCGACATCGGCAATTGAGGCCATCTCAACAGGCCTTGCCGACATAGGCGCAATGCACGTTGAGGCCATAGCGACACCCGACTTCAACCTCGATACCGACATTTCAGAGGAGTTCAACCCGGAAATATCTAATCCCCTTGACAGGATGGGGGGAACGCAGCACACCAATGTTGACATTTCCTATGAGCCGGCGCCGATCAACACGAAAGAATTTCCGGATTTTTCCGCCCAGGAACCTGTCATGAACGTCCCGGACCGTCCGCCGTCCAAACCCGGGGCCCCACCTGAATATGAGGGAAACACACAGCCGGTATCACTTCCCGAGGCGCCGGCCATCGAGGTCAACCAGATCCTGGCGACAATCAAGGGGATGATCGGGACCGGGCAGCCGCCTATAGGAGCGCCGCAGTACACCCCGGCCAATTTTGCCGACACAAGCACTGGCCTCGATATCCAGAATCCGCTTGAGAGCTACACTCAACGGCTTTTTTCCTTCAATGAGCCCCTCTCGGACACGGAGCTTACGTCATACCTGATTTCGGATATCGCGCTTTCCTTGACCTCCGGGGGTCGGGGCCTTGATGGTGACGCAGAAAACGCAATCTATGCTCGAGCAAAAGACAGAATAAACGACGAGTATGTTGCAGAATACAAGCGGGCCGAGGCACAACTGGCCGCCGCCGGATGGGTCATACCCACCGGGTCTGCGTCGACCGCCCTCAGTGATCTGGCAGCCCGGCACCTTCGGGCCGTGGAGCAATTGAATTACGAGGTGATGATCGAGAACGGCCGGCTTGCCTTGCAGGATAGGGCCAACGCCCGGGAAATTTCAGCAAGATTCGAGCAGGTCTACCGGGAATATCTGAGCGGCTATTACAGCCGACTGCTTGAGGGCCAGAAACAACTCGTTTCCGAAAACCTGGAGCTTTTCAAAATGACGGTCGAGCACAACAAACTCCTCATCGACGAGTTTGGGGCCCGGGTCGAGTTGTACAAGGCCTTTGTTCAATCTTCCTTTGCGGAGCTTGAGGCTTTCGAAAAACAGCTCGCCTCATATAAGATCCAGGCAGATATTCGGGGGCAGGACGCACAACTCATAACCACATGGGTAAGCACGGCCCTCGCCTCCGTTCAGGTTTACGAGGCCCAGGTTCAGGGTGCCCTCGCCGTCATGCAAAACAACAAGATCGCGGCTGAGATTTACGGCGAAAAGATAAAGGCCCACGCGACCAAGGTTCAGGCCTACGCAACCGAAGTCGACGCCTGGTCAACCGAGGTTGACGCCGCGGCGAAGCAGATCGATATCTATACGGCCAAGGCGCAGGCCTACGCGGCGACGGCTTCAGCTATCGAAAGCGCAAATCGGACGGAAATTTCAAAAGCGGAAATAGATATCAAGCGAGCGGATCTCGCCCTTCAGAAATTCAAGGCACAGCTTGAAGAGCGTCTCGGGGAGCTTCAGGTCGCTTCGGAATACGCGAAGGTGGAGGCTATTGTCGCAGGCGCAAAGGGCGATATCGCCGTAGCCAAAATCAACGCCAAGGGATCCGCTCTGAACGCCCAGGCCCAGGTTGCGAAAACAAGCGCTGATCTGAATGTGTCAAGGGCTGAACTCGCCCAGGAAACAAACAAGGTCAATGCGGCGAATCAGCTTGCACAGGCCCAGATCCGAGTCGAGGCCCTGAAAGGCGCCGCGGCGGCATCCGCGCAACTGGCCGCCGGCATACTCAGTGCCATCAATGTCGGGGCAACCATCTCGAACGGATATTCGGTGGGTAAGTCCTCCGATTACTCCTATCGGGAGTCCTTGACCAACTCTCTTTCGGAAAATATCTCACCGACTTCTTAACGATAGCATACCCTCCCCTTCATCGCACAAGAAGGGGAGTATGCCATGAAGGGATGTCAGGGTCGTAAGATTTTTTTGGTACGGTTTTTGGTACGGCTTTAATTCTGAGCAGACCCTTTTTAAGCCCTTTTCGGAAGCCGTCACCTCGTGTAAACTCGCTATTTTCGCGGATTCTCCGTCCCACAAAAATTTATCTCTCGCCTGCTAAGCGAGTGTGCGGTTTAAAGCTGCACCGAGGGTTCGAATCCCTCTCTCTCCGCCATTCCAAATACTTAGCCCGGTTCATCGAGCCGGGCTTTTCTTTTGGCGAAGCCCCCACTACGGTTTTCACTACGACTTCGTTTTTTGAGATGGGCTTTCAAGTTCCCCATCGAGGACGCTTGCAATATCGTCCATGGATCGAATCTCATGCAGATAGTTCTCGGTCGTATCGATGCGCTGGTGTCCCAAACTGGTCTTTGACACTTGTTTTTCGAATATGCCTTTATACCAGCATATTACGAGAACGCAAAAAGGTCTTGGCACTACCGCACGGGTTTATCCGCATGGGCTCACACCTCCCGGATCGTCG